CTGTTTCAGACGACTGAAATTAGTGTGTTCTTCAAAGAGGAGATAGACAGGGTCTAACCCTCGTAATATCGGCGAAAACAGGCCGAATTACACAAACAATACTCAGATTTTATATATAAACAGAAAAATTATAAACTGTACACTTAAGGAGGTACTCCATCCCGCACACACTTTAAGGAGTGTGAATCCCCCATGCTATCACTTGCATGGGTAAGTTAAAAAGTCCACTAAACATAGTAGACAAGGAGTGGAGGAGCTCCCAAGAAGAAATGGAAATGGAACTCATCCGCGACGGACCTAAAGAGCTTGTAGTCTGTCCAAGTAGCAGTAGTTGCTGACAAAATCAATGTCCCAACAGATTTACTCTTATCCTGTGGAACCTCACGCACCGAAGAGGCTGGAAATATGGCACTGCACTTTGTCGGAGCATAGTAAGGAATCTTCCAATTAGAAAAACCAATGCCTGCTTCTGTAATGCCCATTCCAATAATAGAAGGAACTCTCGTATAGTTAGCATTAGTGTACCATTGTTGCCTCCAATCAACTGTACTGCCTAGCGGACCCCGCAAATTGTCAGTTATATTTGACAAGGCAGCTGTTGTTATGGCTTTAGTCTGCGTAAGAATAGCCCTTGGATAATTAAAACCAAAGATAACATCGTTCGTCACCAATTCAGGTGCTGAAGTGCTAGTTCTAGACTGACTAATCGCAATACGCATATCACCTCGATAAAAAGCATACATTGGAGCGAAGAATGAATACGCATCACCACCATTTCCAAAACCCTGGATAGTGGTGTTGATGTATGCGACATTACAAAAGTACGGCCAAATCATCAACTGTGCATTGGTAGCACTCGAAGCCTCAGTATCTTTGATATTGACATTGGTATATCTCCCTAAAAGTTGCTTGATATCAGTAAACAACTCACCAATGGACTGCTCAGCTGCTTCTGCAGTAAAAGGCGGCACGTTAATACCACCGACAGCTTCGCACACAACTCTCTCAGTCCCAGAAGTAGTGCTATCCATTTCAGGAGAGAAAGGTGTATCATTAAAACCATATGCATTTTCACCAGCAGGCACTGCTAGCTCAAAGTCCTCATTGGCACTCCAGTATGTCAGCATTTGAATCTGACTGGCACACGCATCTGGTCTAACAAGCATCGACTGAACAAAAATATCCACTTGACCATAATACTGCTCACAATCTAAGTAATTAAATTCAGAAATGTAAGGTAAGGTGAAGCAGAACTCATTTCCATCCCTAAGATCTATTATTTCACGAAGAGAGTATTGACCAGTTGTCAAAGTTGGAGCCGTGGTAACATAATGCCCTGGTGTCCAGCAGACAACCAACCGACCTGTATGAAAATCTGTCTTTGGGAACTTCAATCGTAACTTCAACGACCCTCGATACTGCTTGAACTTCGTCGCTAAGTACCAGACAGGCGGACCACAATTATAAGTAGCTGTGTGTCCACCAACTGTCCTTGTATGCTGTGAGTAAAGTCCACCAAGCGTTGGTGAAATATACTGAACAGGAGCTACTTTATACGTCAGTAACACAGCTCCAGGTCCAGCAAGATCAGTCCAATAAATAGTGTTATTCACATCAGCATTAGTAACAGTCTCAATACCCTTTAAAAAGGAAAATGACATTTCATCTTCAGAACGGATAGAATAACCTGCTGAAGGAGTGACACCATGGTTGGTCTTGAGTGCAAGAGGTATAGCACTATCAACTCCATCACTAGTAGCCAAAAACCTGTTATACTGCTTAACCATGATATTAGGAGCAGGATTGAGGTCAGGTTTCTCCCAACCAAAGGCACTAGCGACACCTGCGCCAACATCAGCGACCCAAGATAATGGTCCTGCAACAGGAGCAAACATCGGAACCGCTGCCAACGCACTAGAAGCCATAGAAACACTCTTAAGACCACTACTGATGGTACCAACTCCTGCTGAAGCGGCTTCCTTTTGTGTAACTGACTTACCGAAAGATCTAACACTCCTCTTCTTCTTAGCACCTCCTGTATCTGCCTGAGGCCTAAGGGGTGCCTCTAACTCCATGTCTTCAAACCACACAAAAACAGACACCGAAATCGATTGATCTGCACCAGAGCCAACACCCAAAGGTGAGAGAACTGCCAAATCAAACGACCCCCACCCATAAGATGGGTAATTCACATCATTAAGAATGGGGTAAAAATGCGTGGGTGTCATGTACGGTATTCTAAATTCAGAAGTACTCTCACGACAATCCAACTCCAAATGAGGCAACTGCATTCTACACGTCAACGTTGTGTTATGCATAGCCGCATACGCGGGCCCCTCAGCCTGTGCTGCCATTGGCAACCAAAAATTGCCCAACTTCCCACAATGAAAGGGGGTGGCATTAATTATGGTCTTAAAACAGGCCGTTCCACGAAGCAAACCAAAACCAGATGATTTTGCTGCGTAGATAGCTGAGTTTGCCAAAGTGGTGATATCCACACTATAAAGGCTCACATTCGGCGCCGTTGTCGTTGGCCAGGTTCCATTAAACACCTGGACTTCTTTGCGGAAAAAGCTCTCTAGCGATTTATCCGCCCTCGGGATTGGTACAGTCTCAATAGGAGACACGAAACTCTCGGAAACTACCAATCCGTCATCTGCAAAAGTTGTGGTAACACGATTGCTTGTTGAGCTGTTATGGCCGCTCACACCTTCATTACTAGTCGACATATTAAGTAACTCACAGGTCGACACGCATGGGCTGTGATCAATTTATTCACCATGCGCGCTAGTCAGCTGTCTACTAACGTTTGTCCTATGTACCGATGGACCAAATCGTGGCATCAGAGCACTAAGTCATCATAATGACTTGCTCAAGCCGGCATTTCTTCTAGAGTGGCCTACTCTAGGGCAGTTTAAGGACCTACCCAGGTCGGTGAGGCCCACTTAACAGTGGACCTCTTTCAAGGAGACCGCAAACTTCAATGCGGACTCCCAGCTATCCTCAGGTGGAGCAACACCAGCAGCCAACATAAATGGCCTAACTCTTGCCCACCAGTTCACAAACGGCACACGGCCTTTCTGCGACTTCTCTGCCACAGCCTTACGACACGTCTGCTTAAAACTATCATCAGGAGAATTCAACTTACGCCACATGCACATGTCATCAATGACCTTATCCTCCAAATCACCTAACCAACGACCAAGAGCACGCTCATATCTAAATCCACGCTTTAAGAAAGACACCTCCTCTAGGGTTCTCAACTTGTGGACGGCAGCACTCTTACTCTCATCAGTGTACTTCAAACCAATCCTGGCCATGCAAAAAGTCAATTTTTCCTGGGAAACAAACCGAGCAAGGTCCTCAGAAATACCAATCAAGTTGTCATCACCAAAGCAACAAACATACATATTAGCTTCAATGTATGGGAGTGGGCTCGGAACATCTATTCCATAGCCCATCGCTCCATTAACAAGAACGCAATCTGCCACTGCATATCTAACCACACAATTATTCACGATTATATTACCAACCGTTGTCAGAAAATGCCCACTCGGCATGCCACCTTTCCACTCGTAAACTACGGTTATAAAGAAAGTTTGCTTGCCATCAATAGTCACACATTTGTATTTGTCTGGGCCAAGGGGTTTGAATGGAAGGTTCTCAACAGAGTACACTTCATCCAACCCCTCCTCGCTTATGACGATAAAGTCTTGGCTAATATCACTTGGGACACAGACATTAGGTCGCTCGAAAACAGCAACCGTAGCTACGTGCTTGGAATTAAATAAATCCAAAAACAACATTTCCCTCACATTATTATCCTCAACAGGAGCGTCAGCGTAGAAGTCCCTGATCAATTTACAAATCGATCGCATCATTGGCACAGTGATACTGGCATCCCAACCACTATAATCACCTGCTATGATACCTGCAAAGGCCTTCAACTCGCGAGCTAAAAGATCCCAATCATCACCAAAGGGATTCACACCAAGAGCAGAACCATTCAACAACTTGTTCTGCATAAAATACACAACGAATGCACCAAAATACCTGCGACAAATGACAAACAGATCGAAGGGGGAAGCATTGATCTGCCTAACTTTCCCAGCATCAACCTTCTCCCATGGCAGAGTCTCAACTTTGACACAATCCTTAAAGATGAAACATGGACGCACCATCTTTTCCATCTTTGCTACAAAGGCCTTGCATCGTAGGAGAAACTTCACAGCTTCCTCCTTAGTGAGATCATACCCCTCAGGTCCACCAACAAAGAACTTCTTACCATCTGGTCTGGTTTTTACATCATACATATAACCCGCCGAGGTTGAAACAGGAACACCTTGCCAGACACCGGCTTTACCTGCAATTGCCTCTTCCCAAGGAACTAGACGATTACCATAATGACCCTCAACCGACTGAGTGCGTACGAGATTTGCATATGAAGCAACACAATCGTCCCACAACTGGAAATTCATAGACTTTGTGTTCTTATTAATCTTATCTCGTGACATCTTCAACGCATCCTGATACTTGCCATCAATGGTAATGCCGGTTGTACGAGCAGGTTTAGTTGTTGGCTCAGCCCACTTACCATGAAGTTCACTCGGCACAATGTTACATTTAGACACATTATACAATGGATTAACAACAGCTATGGGAGTAAACTGTTCACCTAACTCAGGTAACACAGGAAAGCTACTCTCAGTAAGGAGTGGTGCCTCTTCATCTTCTACATACTGAACGTTATCTGGGTGATTAAAGTACGCCATAACTTCTTCAACCATCTCTCTAGTAATACAAGAGAT